ACTCCGGCTTGAATCACAGCTCTATGAGTTATATATAATGCAAATATACGATTTATTATAAATTTTCTAATATTTCTCATATAAAAATACATATAAAGCATTGCATTTTAGAAAATATACTATATATTTGCAATACTAAATCATGTGATATGATAAAGATAGACGCTAAGCTGGATGAAAAACAGACCAGCGAAAAAGGGAATTTTGTAACATGTCCGGTGTGCGGGCAAAAGTTGACCGATGTAAAAATAATACACGGTAGCGTATTGTTTAGGACTGTATGCCGAAGATGTCGTAATTTTATCAGCGTCAGAATAGAAGAATAGCAATTTTACATATGCAAGCCTAAGAGCTTATTAGTGCACAAAGCACTGATAGGCTCTTTTTTTTTATAACACAAACTAAATAAACACGATGGAGAAAGAACAAATCTTATCCGAACTGACGACTAGATTAGGACAAACCAGTCTTTCGTCACAGACATTAATGAAGTACATAGAATTGAATCCGGTAGCAGAAGGAATGGAGCCTGATGACGCTTATTATAGCAAGGCGACATCTTTTCTTCAAGGAATGCAAGGGCAGTACAATCACGATGTCGCAACACAAGTTGAGAGTTTTAAGAAAAACTACAAACCTCAACAGAGTTCTCCTGACTCAGGAGAAGGAGCAGGAGATAACGTCCTTGCCGACAAGCTAAAAGAAATGGAAAATGAGATTTTGCTTTTGAAGGAAGAGAGGGAGGCGGAGAAAAACGCCGCGTCAATCCATGACTTAAAAGTCCAGTCTATGGACTTGTTGAAATCTCAAATTGAAAACGGGGGCAAAAATATCTGTAACGATGAAATCCTGAATATCGCCATATCTGACGTGAAAATCACCCAAAATATGGAAGTGGAAGAAATTGTCAGTTGCGCCAAACGCAATTATGAAAAAAGATACAAGGCTATTTTCGGAAATGGCGCTTCCCCGAGTATCAACCAGTATGCAGAAACCGGAGAAGAACAGGCAAAAAGCCGCCGTGAAGCATTCAAAGACCGGCTAAGAGCGCAAGGAAAACTTCCTCGAAAACAATAAACACATTAAAACAGACAAAGAATGAGACAATTAGGAACTTTCAACACTATCAGTCAATCCCGGTCGGGATTTGGCGGAAATTTTCCTGTTTGGTCAAGAGTAAGAGAATTATATCAGGGTGGTGGTATGATTGATGTCGCCGGAATGGGATTAAAGCCTGGTGATATTATACATGCCGGCACAATGGTAAAATTCAATGGAGCAGGCAAACAGGTAGAGGTAATTACAGCAGATGGAGTGACTGGTGTAAAGGCAGTAGTGACGCTTACTATCACTAAAAAGGCATCCGGAAACGGGGATTTGTCTATTGTGTTAGGCGGGAAAAGCTATTCGGTTGCCGTAACAAGCGCATCAGAAAGTACCCCAGAACTGGTAGCTACCAAAATCGAAGGAGCAAAATCTTCTTTTGCAGAATGGGATGTAAAACGTAGTGGGGCTACTGTGACTTTCACGCAAAAAACCGCTGCCCAACTTTACGCATACATGTTTATTCCAGGAAATACCGGAGTAACGGGAGATATTGAGGAAACTGTCAAAGGAGTTCCCGCCGACGGAAAGCTAACCGATGTCAACGGCCTTGTATTTGAAGACGTATGTATCCCTGAAGGCTGTATCCTTGCAACATGCGCAGTTGTACGCGCAGGCAGAATTTATGCAGACAGGGTGTTCGGTGGTGGCATTCCCAAATCGGTAGAAGCACAGCTGCCTATGATTGAATTTGTGCGTGAATCTGACGAATAAAGAAAGGAGAATAATATGTACACAAGAAACAAAGAATTTTACGACATTGTAGGGAAAGGTCTTGCAGCATTGGGATATACTGGGAATAAACCGCTGGAAGCATGGATTAATGACATGTTTGCCGAAAAATACAATGCGGAACAAACGTTCTCCCAAATGGGTTTCCCGTTAAATCCTAATATTCCTCTGAATCCCACATATGAGCAGATAGAAGCAACAGTCCGTGCATACACGCTGGCTACCTATGTGGATATTGACAGTGATGGTGCAACCAAATCTACAGACGGAATGTCCCTGCAAATGGGTGGATTGCCAACCTTCAAGCATGAGATTGTACTGAGCCGCAAAATCCTAAGAGAAAAAATGATGCTGATGGATGTCATTGGCGGTACCACTCCGGAAATTGAGTCTACAATAATGGAGTTTCTGTTTAATGGAGTGGACAGCTTACTTGGTGGCAACTACAATACATTTCTATACCAGCGAAATCAGGTTGTATCCAACAAAGGTAAGCTAATCATTGACGCAGCTAACAACCCGCTTGGTATTGCATTGACTATAGATTTCGGCGTGCCTAAAAAGAATATCAAGGATTCTATCTGGTATAAGAAGCCGGAAAGCGAAGCGGTGCAGGAAGAAGCTTTGGGTACTACAATAGACCCGATAAAAGTCATGAGGCAAGTCAGACGCGATTCCCAAGAAAAGGATTTTGCGCCTGCTGGTCACTGGGAATGCTCCAAGACGACCTTTGAGGATTTGATTAACCTTCCGTATTTCCGCCAAATGTACACAGTTGCGACACGCCCGGATATTTCCGATAAAGGCATGCAGTTGGCATTTGCCAATCTTGTCCCCGACGAAACAATCAAAGCCTTCATTGAAGCGCGTATCGGTGCTGAAATCAGAATTGTCGATTCAATATCCGTAGTGGAAAAATATGACAAATCTTCCAAAGCTATACAATACAAGAATTTGCAAAGTTTTGAAGAGGGGGTATTGGCGTATGTTCCAAATGAAGACCTGGGTGATGTACAATGCGGACGTCCTATTTTCATGGAAACACCGGGCGCCCGTACGGCATTGTATGACGGCGGCCGCACTCTGATACGTCAGGTATTCAATGATGAAACCATGACGCAGGTAATCAAATCAGAAGTGACCGGATTGGTTGTTCCTAATAAGGTTCGCTGGTTCTACTACTTGAACATTAAAGGTAAATAACCATGAAGGATTCTCAAAATACAAATACTGGCACTACCATAGAGGAATATCTCCGTGGTTGTGTCGGTTTTGAAGTTACGGACAGTGCTATTTCCACCATACTGATTGACAGGGGAATTGCACCGGGGACGGATGTCAGCACGTTGGAAAAACGCCAGAAAGACTTGTGCCGGGCAGACCTTTATATGTGGTGCGCAAGTACACCGAGCGTAACTGGAAGCGTAGAGGATGCCAACGGTGTATGGAAGCACAAGGAGGGTGGTACACAAAGCTCTGCCTATGACAAACGTAACCTTCGGCAAATGGCAAATGACATATACGCATTGTATGGAGAGAACGTCCGTAAATCATCTGTCAGAATTGTCAACTTGGGTATGAACATGAATAAAAGGTATCCGCTATGAAAGTAAATAATCCACGTTTTCCGCATACATGCAAAGTGTATCGTATTTCCGGAGAAACATCTTTTGACGAAGGGAACGAGACCGTATTGTATGTAGGGAAATGCAACAAGTACGGAAGCACAAGTCTTAGGACATTTACAAAAAGTAATGTCATAAAGAGTGATTATGCAATAGACATTCCTGGACTTGTGAAGGGTATCATTGCGGGAGACCTTGTGGATGTTACCGATTACGGAGGAAGTTTTGAATCATGCGTAGTAACGGATTGTTACCCTACGGAAATGGGAACAACGCTGTATTTCAATCTGGCTAAGAATTAGGGAAATGGGAGATAACACCAAAGTCTTGGAAGATGCAAAAAAGAAGATGAATGTATTGATACAGAAATCTCTTATCATGGGGGCTAAAAAAATAGCCTCCCAAATAAGCAATGTCATCCGAGAAACAGGCACATATCATAACGTAACCGGGAATACAAGGGGTTCTATCGCGTGGGGGATATACTGCAACGGAAAACTTTTACTATACGATACTCCTTATGACAGGGAATTTACTAAAAGAAAGACGCTGGTTGGCGGAGAGTTTGACAAGAATACCAAATTCAAGGCTCCCAAAGACAGCAAAAGCTACGCCCATTATTATGGATTTGAAGCGTCGGTTGAGTTTCTGAAAAGTTATTATAATCCCATTGCAAAAGGAATAAGCATCGTATTTGTCGTAGGAACTCACTATGCAGAATATTTGGAAAGCAAAAAGGGACTAATTGTTATGAGTGACGCATATCAGTTTGTAAAAAATAGCGGTACAAGCTTAATTGGTAAAAGTGCTTTTAACAGTTCATCGCTGGCTCCTTTTAGCCCTATAAACTCTGCACCAAATGAATTATCATTTTAACTATGGGATACGAGCAGGATTTTAAATACAAGGACGCCTTGAAGTCATTGTTTGACGCAGCAAAGACGGTAAGTGAGAATGTGTTCACAAATGACCGTCCCGCTGCTGTGCCTAAGCAAATGGATAATTTCATTGTGGTGTCATTGCCCGGCTTGTTGTCTTCCATGACCTATGGCAGCGGATTTGGAAATATCCGTACCTATTGCACCATTGAAGTGTATGTCAGACAGAAAAAGGGAGGTGCGGAAGACTTGGAACAAATGGACACTATTGTAGGAGATATTCTTTCCCTATTCCCTATCAGCGACAATTTCATAAGTGCCTCAAACCCCAAATTGACCTTAAAAGGAAATGACGGATTAGGGTTCAGCGCAACATTGATAAGGACTGACCTTGTGATAAAATAAACATAAAATAAAACGATTAAAACTATTTATTATGGCAATGAAAACAAAGCAGGAATTGAAAGATGTATTTAGCGGTCTTTCATCCATTATGTTGGTAAAGGGTGGCATTGCAAATTTTGCCACGGTAACTCCGGATTTTGATTTGCCCGTTACCGTAGATACCCTTTCCTTGTCCCAAGCAGAACCGACATTAAACCGTACAAAGGTGCACGGTCTGCAAGCGGATTGGGCTGTCACCAGTACAGCAGGAGATATTACTTTCGCTGCTACCGTTCCAAGTGTAAGCAAGGAATTGGTAGAATATTTTCTTGGGAAAACTACTGAAATAGCGCAAGCGACTATCAACAACCAGCAATTCAAGGGATTCTCTGCTGTGCTAAACAGCAAGAAACTGAACGTAGGATTTGCGCTTATAAGTGACGACGGAGAAAAATGTCTGCTTGTAAAAAGAATGGCCGTCTACGCACGCCCCTTGTTTGAGAATGCGTCCACTACCCCATTCGCTTTTGCGCTTAGCGGAACTATTGAACTTGAAGATGGTGCTTCGTCCGGCTCCTCTTCCGAAGATAATATCGCTTTCTTGACAAAAAAAGCCGACTGACCGTAGCTCCAGCTTCCCTGTCTTTTACCAGCGCGGCAGATAATACAGGGAAAACCATTACCGCAACAACCAAGGAAAGCTCTGTCTCTGCTTCATCAACGGAAACATGGTGCAAAACCTCGGTTAGCGGGAAAGTGGTGACGGTCAAAATCGACGAGAATAGCGGAGCAAAAAGGGCTGCTACGGTCAGCATATTCACCGCCAATGAGTTCAGTGCGGTGGAAGTTACCCAGAACGGTTCTTTGATTTAAAAATATGGCGGTGTGCGTTATTGCCGCCGCCTTCTCCTTTTTCACACATCACAATAACACAATATGAACGATAAAACAATAAACCAACCTACCACAGCAGAGCAGAAAACGCTTGACGACGTGCTGGAGAACAGCATAGATTATATTACGATAAGAGGAAAAAAGTTCGGTATAAAATGGCTGCACCGCGGCACAATACGAAAATTAACCCATGTCTTACATTCCTGCAAAAGCGAGGATGAAGTTACTGCTAAATGTGCCTCTCTCATTATTCTGAATAATTGGTGGAAGATAAGACTTTTCCATTGGATATATTGGCGTATGCTATGGAAAAAATACACAGATGACGAATTGTACGGAATACTTTTCATTGGTAAAAAAAAAGTGGAATTTCAGAGACTGGAATACTTGAATGCTTTCACATTACTGACCGGAATGAGAGACACGATAATGACGATGACGAGAAAGGAAGCAGAACGTATCCTTCAAGAACTTCGGCAGGAGCAGCATTTGCAAACGGAGAAAAACACCCAGAGCTGACACGACCGTTAATTCTTCTTTGGGGAATGATTAACATCCCTAATTGGTATATGGATTGGGTATTGACATGCGCCCAATATGAACTTTTTATGTGCGATGCTCCGATTGTGGTATATGATAATGATAATAATACCGGACAAAAGGAGCACACAGCCAAAGAAATGGAAGATTTAAAAAGGAAGTGGGAAGAAAAGAGAAAAGAGCAGGAAATGAAAGGACAAAGAATTTCCCTCAATGATTTTATGGTAAACGGCATTAACGCTATCAAAAAAGGCGCAAAACAATAATTAACATGGCAGACTTAGGTTCACTCAATTTCAGCGTTCACTTGAAAGACTGCACGGAGCAGGATTATGAACAGATAAAAAAGAAACTCGTTGAAAAACAAGTCAAACTTAACACTAAATTGGGAGTTGAGGTAGACAGGCAAATTATTAGAGAGTCGATAGATAATGCACTTAAAAGTAAGATATTCAAAGTCAATGTAGGGACCAATAAAATTAACGTTCCCTCCGAAGTTAAAGCAAAACTGAAAATAGACGATGCTTCTCTTAGAGATAGTATATCCAGTGCTGTAAATAAGAAAAAATACAAAATAAACATAATCGTAGATAAGGCTAAAGTCAGTGATGTCGTCAAACAGGCATTACAAAAAGCTGGATATAAATATAACACAACAGCGAGCGATGTAAGACAGCAACGCATTCTTGATATTCAGGCAAAAATGGCAGAAAGGGCAGCGCTCGCCGAACAAAGACTCACCAATGCTCGGATGCAGGCTGCAAGAGCTTCCGGCACACACAATGCCGCAATGAAAAGGGAAAACACAGCCATGTCGTCTCAATCAAGGATAGCCGGGGAGCTGAAAAACCAAATCGCCAATGTGTATTCCATATACACTTTAGAGCGTTTTGTAAGGGGATTATATACCATTGGCGGAGAGTTTCAGAAACAACGCATTGCCCTTACCTCCATTCTTGGAGATAGTATGAAGGCGGAAACCATATTCAACCGCATTAAGGATTTGGCGGTTGTCTCTCCGTTTCAGTTTAAAGAACTGGCTTCATACGCCAAACAATTGTCCGCATACAGCATTCCGTATGAAGAGCTTTACGATACGGCCAAACGACTTGCCGACATTTCCGCAGGTGTGGGTGTCGATATGGGACGTATCATATTGGCGTACGGGCAGGTGCGCAGTGCAGCTTTTCTCCGTGGGCAGGAATTGAGGCAGTTTACCGAGGCGGGTATCCCGTTGGTCGATGAATTGGCAAAACGATTTACTGTTCTTGAAAATCGTGTTGTGAGTGCCGGGGAAGTTTTCGATAAAATCAGCCGGAAAGAGGTCAGCTTCGACATGGTGAAAGATGTTCTTTGGGATTTAACCGATGAAGGCGGCAAATTCTACAACATGCAGGAAGCTCTTGCAGAAAGCCTTGCGGGCAAATGGAGCAACTTGCAGGACGCTTGGGATGTTATGATGGCTGACATTGCGGAAGGCAATAGCGGTGTACTTTCAGATAGCTTAGAAATACTTACTGAACTTATGAAGCACTGGAAAGATTTTGCTAAAGTAATCATTCCAATAATAGCCTCATTTGGTACTTACAAAACAATGGCTCTATTAGCATCTTCAGTAAACCTCAAACTAATAAAAACTTTCATATCATTAACTGCAAGTGTTAGAAGTTTAAAAGACGCTATCGCGTTACTTGGATTAGTGACAAAGGCTAACCCATTAGGTTTATTATTAGGAGCTTTATCTGGAATTGTAGCACTATTTTATGCGTTCAGAGAAGAAACAAAAGCAACAACAGAGGTTATTACAGACTTAAATAAGACTATTTCCGATACGAACGATAAGATGCAAGGAAATAAAGCCGTTGACAGCCTTATTGACCGATACGAGACCCTTAGCAAAAAAGCCAATAAAAGTACAGAAGAAAGTCGAGAATTAGGGAAAATTACAAAAAATCTCGCCAATACATTCAAAGATGCAGTTACTCAAACGGATAAATACGGAGTAGCAATATCTCTTTCTGTTGAGAAGATGCGAAAATTATCACAAGAACAAAAAGCTTTATATAAGAAACAGTTTATCGGAACAATGGCAAACGCTCAAATACAAAAGCAAAGCATTGATTCCGAAAGGGAAAAACTTGCCAGTATTATCAGAGAAGGGGGATATAGAAGATTTGATGAGAACGGAAAAGAGTTGTCTTTCGCAAAATACAAGCCGGAAGACATCACTAAAGCAAGAAACAGACTATTGGAACTGGAGAAGCAAAGCTTGGACTTAGCCAACATTATAGACACAGCCAGACAATCTTATCATTCCATGAACCAAATTAATATAAGTAAGCCTTTGGCTGATTGGGAAAAAGAAGCAAACAGACTTGCGGGCGACATGGATGTCTTAAAGCCCAAAGAAGGAGATTCTTACGAAAAATACATGGAGATGCTTTCCGGTAATATCAGTGATTTGGAGAAAAAAACAAAGGCGTTTGCATCCGGAAATAAATATTCAGAAAAACAACTGGCATCCTACAATAAGGAACTTGAAGTTACCAGGACAATATATAAGGCTTTAGGGGGATTAGAAAAATCTTCTGGAAACACGAAAGACCCTATTGCAGAACAATGGGAAGCCCGTACCGACCTCATAGATAAAGCCGTTTCCAGCTATGAGAAATGGAGAAAGATAGAAGGAGAAGAAGCCGCATCTCAAAGAGTGAAGGGTATTTCTGAATTTGCCTCTATCTTTGATAAGAACGGAATCAATTTGGACTTAAAAGACCCAAGCAGGGCTTACAAATACATCCAAGGGCAGTTAGACCGGAGCAAAGAGAAGCAAGAAGATTTATACATTTCTCTTGGTGTCAAGATTGACAAGGCGGGAATTGACAATGCGAAGAAGGAAGTTGATAACGCCTTAAAGGAGATAGAAAAGTACGTTTCCCAAACCGGAGAAAAGTGGGATTTATACAAGAAGCTATTCAATGCTTCCGGCAACAAATCTCTTTCCATGAACATCGCTTTCGGCGGAGAGGTCTCATTCAAAAGTGTAGTAGATGATTTGCGCAACCAACTTTCCAAAGCGCTTGAAAATACGGGAAGTAAATTCTCCGTTACAGATGTCCTTGCCATGAAAGAGGATGATGTAAAGAAACAGTTTGGGGAAGGAGTAATTCTGAAACTATACCAATCAATCAACGAGGAAAGTAAGAAAATGCGTTCAGAAAGCCTTGAAAACCTTTTAGGCATGATTGAGGATTATAAAGATTATGCCCAAAGGATAAAGGATATTGAACGTAATCTTCAAAAGGACTTAGCTGATATTGAAAGCCAAAGAGGTCAATTAGGCGAAGAAGCGACCGACAGACTTATAGCACAAAGGAAAAAGAAAGCGAGCGAAGATGCTGCATCAACCAAATTTGAACAATTCAAGAGTTCGGAAGATTGGGCTAAAACCTTTGACGACCTTGACAGACTTTCTTCTGCAACTCTTAGCAGGCTAATCAAGAACCTGGAAGAGTTTAAAAATACGACCGGGCAAAGTCTAAAAGTCAACGAGTTTAAAGAGCTTGTCAATGTATTAAAAAAGCTACGTGACGAAAGTGAAAGCAGAAAGCCTTTCAAGACATTATCAGACGGAATAAAAGAGTATGTAGAAGCTACCAAAAAGCTGAAAAAGGCTCAAAAAGAACTTGGGTTTATCCAGGATGGAGGCAAAGTAACTACTGGTGTTTCTGAAATGAGCCATACAGAAACCAAGAAAACGGATGGCGGCTTATCTTATCAGACTAAAGTCGTCGATAAATTAACTCCTAAATTAAAAACATTAGCCGATGCGGAAAAGGAAGTCACTGATGCACAAGATAAACAAAATGAAGCTTCCGATAAAGTTCAAGTAGGCTTTGGAGATATTGTCGACATGGCTAATCTTCTTATCGGCACTTTGGGAGATTTAGGGTCAGCATTTGATGCCTTAGGGAATGACAGTATAGGAGACACTCTAAGCACTGTACAAGAAGTTGCGGGTGGATTATTGAATACAGCTCAAAGCGGAGCTACCCTTTTCGCTGGTATATCTTCCGGCAATCCGATGGCTATCATGCAAGGGGCTACGGGTGTAGTCAGCGGTATTACCGGAATAATAGGAAGCATAGCCAAAGCCCATGATAAGAAGCTGGATAAAGCAATCCAACGTTCGCAACTGGAAGTGAAAAAGCTTTCCAATGACTATAAGAACCTTCAATCTGTCATAGAACGGCAATTGGGTGCTGTTACCCAAAGCCAATCCAAAGAGATGATTGCAAATCTTCAAAAGCAACAAGAAGAGGTGCAAAAGCAAATGGAGGCGGAACAAGGCAAGAAAGATTCAGATGCTTCTAAAATAGAGGACTACAAGCAGCAGTATATCGAGTTAGGCGAGCAAATCAAGTATTTCTATGAAGATTTGGCAAGCGAACAATTCGGTATAGACTTAAAGGGATGGTCAGACCAAATATCAGAAGCGTTAGTCAATGCGTTCGCCAACGGAGAAGATGCAGCAAAGGCTTTTGATGATACGGTAGCTGATATTATGCGCAATGTCATAAAGGAGATGATTTCTCTGAATGTCATAAAACCTGCTATGGATAAGCTAAGAGATTATCTGTTTGGAGATAAAGGTATATTTATGGACAGTTCC